ACTATGACATTAAGACAGAAGAAGTTATTAGAGGAATTACCAAAGCATAAGAATATCATATCAAAAGCAGGTAGAAGTGTAGGATATTCTGATAATTATTGCAATGGAAGGTTACAACAAGAAGTAAGAAAAAGTAAGGAGTTCAAAACTTACTTTGATGAACATACAGTTAAGAGGGATATTAAAAGAGTTAAGAAGTTAGTGTTAAAGGCAAAGGATTATACAAATTATTTAAGAGCAACAGAACTTGAAAGCAAAATCTTGGGTTTGCAAATTGATAAATCCGAAGTCAAGTCTGATATCAACATAGCACAGAAGCAAGAGATAAATGATATTATCTCTAATAGATTGAAAACAAAAGACTTAGAGAGTGTAACTAATTGATAAACTATACCACTGCTTGTGGTTTTGCTTTTATAATAATTATAATTATATGTTATTGTAACATATTGATAGACAATGAGATATACAACTTCTGATTATAGGTATTATGTTAACATAGGGCGTTGTAACTCATTGTAGGACAATGAATAATAAACACTACTTAACTGTTGATAATGGGAGGGTTAGGATAAATCCAAGATTGATTAAGGCGATGGCAAGGATAGATGAGGATAGGGATGAGATAAGCAGGAAAAGACACCCCCACCCCACCGGATATGGATATGAATATCTCTATAAGGCTCATTCTCCTATCGCGGAGCAAAAATCAAAATTATGAATATACTTAAGGATGGCAGTTCTAATTTAAATGCCCTTAATTTTAACAGAGATAGGGTTAATTTCAACGAACTACTCAAAAAGAGTAGATTAAAAATTATATCGGTTCGTTAAATCGCCTCTTTTGGGGGTATTTTGAGCATTGTCTTTGTATTTTTAAAAGCGTTTAATGCAATAGAAAATACACCCTTTGATAAGTTAATATTTATCGTTCTTTTAGATTTAGATATAATTGCTTTATTCACCATATTGCGATGGTGGAAGATATGGAAATGAAATGGCAAGAGGAACTTCTGCGCCAGGCAAAGGAGATAATGATTAAGGGCGGGGAGTTGCACTTTAAGGTTATCGTGAGAAGCAAGGAAAGGTTGCCCGAGATATGTTCTTATCCTAACAATTTTTTGAAATGTAACACTGAAACTTTGACAGAATAATCTAATTGCCGATATTACTAAGGCAGTTATACGCTTAAATATCACTAATAGGCGACTTTGTTAACTTGAAATAGAGGTTAACAGGCCGCCCTTTTTATTATGAAGATACTTTTTGTTTGTCCTGTTCTTGACATACGTTATGAATGGTTTTTGGGTTTTATTGAAATCCAAAAGCAACTTAGTAAGCACGAGGTTACTTATTACATACCATACCGTAAACCTGTTCATATCGTTGAAAACATACAAGGCAGGAAGGCAATAGAGGGTAATTTTGATTATGTTTTGACAATGAACGATGATATTTGGGATGTTCCTGACAATACGGTAGAAAAGTTAATTGGGGCGAACAAAGATTTTATCTCCTGTGTTATGTATGCTCACGGATTTCCTTATCAACGTTGTGCTTTTTTAAAAGAGAACAAGGAACATTCGCTCATTGATATAGCCGATAAACACATTTCAGCATTAAAGGAAGTAACAGGAACGGGAATCATCGCTGTTGATTTTTCCTCCTCTCCTTTCACCTTGATAAAAACTGAAGTATTCAGGAAAATACCCCAACCGTGGTATGAGTTTACCGAAACCGTCCCTTCTGACAATTACTTCTGCCAGAAGATGCTCGATAACGGGATACAACCTTATGTTGATATGGATTTGCAGGTAACCCACAGGGGAATAACTTTCTGGAATAGGACACAACGTTTTCTGGCTGATTGCGAGTTTATGATTGCTATGGGACAGATGGACAAGAATCATATTAAATATCCAAGTTATGAAATTGTAAGAGACAGGTTGATTGATAGTTATACCAAAAAGAAATTACTTGTTCTATGAAAAAAATATGTTGATAGACAAAAAATTCATTGAGGAGTTATTAAAATTCAAGTTATCGTTCTTTGACTTTTGCAAGGATTGTCTGGGATATAAGGATATGAATAATATCCACAAGGAGTTGTGTGAGTTCCTGCAACGAGACCCCAACAAGTTCAAGTTAATCCTTATGCCCAGGTATTCTTTTAAGTCATCCATCGCCACGATAGGTTATTCACTTTGGAAACTGACGGATAATCCCGATGAGAGGATATTGGTTTATTCTGATTCTGCGTCAAAGGCGATTGGGTTCTTGATTTCACTCAAGGCACATATCGTCGGCCAGGTGGCGAACTCAAAGTTCAGGGAATTTTATCCTGGCTGGGAAAGCGACCTGAAATCTGGAAAGTGGAATGAGAATCAGATTGTAGTTTCCGTAAGGAAAACCACAATGGCAGAACCCACGATTGATACTGCTGGGACAGATACTTCTTTGGTCGGTAAACATTATGACATTATCATCTTTGACGACATCGTAAGCGATAAGAATATCACCACCAAAGACCAAATGGACAAGATTGTAGAGTGTTATAAAAAAGCACTTTCACTTTTGAAACCTGGCGGAATGGTAATTATCACGGGGACGAGGTGGCACTTCGGGGACTTATACGGACGCATCATCGCCGAGAACGCATTGAAGAAAAGTTTTTCTATATTTGTGAGGAATGCCGAGAAGGATGAGAAATATGGCGAATATCCTTTTGCGAATATCGGTCTGACAAGGGAATTTTTGGCACAGCAGAAATCAGAGCAAGGAAGTAGCCTTTATTCGTGTATTTACAATAATAACCCAGTAAGCGATGAGACTGCGGTTTTTAAGATGGATGATTTTGCTTTCTACGGGGATATAAAATCAGATGACCTGTATGTAACGGCAACCTGCGATCCTGCTGGAGAGGGAGAAGATTTTACCGCCATAACCGTTGTTGGGACTGATAACAATATGGATATGCACATATTGGATGTTGTCAATGAGCATTTGCAACCATCAGAGATTGTGGAGAAAATAGTCAACCTGCAATATAAATATCAATTCCAGGTTTTGGGCATAGAGACTAATTTTTTCCGAGGAATGTTAGAGCCGGAGATTAAACGCAGGCGAGATGAGGAACATAGTGAGAATCCTGATTATTTCAGGTTATTCGGCGTCCACGAATTTGAGGCGAGCAGTAGAAGGGGTGCGGGAAAGCATAATCGCATAATGGCATTGCAACCTTTTCACGAAAGAAGGGCGATAAAGTTCCCAGGCGAAAAATTTGAGTTGTTGCAAGGGGTATTTTCCGAGTTGGCGTGGCAGATGGTTCAATACACGCACGATGGGGCGAAGTCCCCGCACGATGATGCAATAGATAGTTTGGCTTATCACATTCCTTTGATTAGGAAAGGCGGATTAGTAAAGAAGGCGGGGTTGCCGATAAATTCTCCGGCTTGGCTTGAACGGAAATCGTGGGAAAAAGAGATTGAATACAATATGAGACTGCCGAGAAGATTACGCAGAGAACCTGCGGATTTGGCATTTTCGTGAAAATATGACAGAAAATAAAATAATCGTGAGAAATTAAAATGAAAAGAAAAAAGAAAAAACCTGTAATTATACAAAGGAGGAATAAAATGGCAAAGGAAAAAATTGAAGAAGTAAAGGAAAAGGTTAAAAAAGTAAAGGAAGAAAAACCCGAGAACGCAATCAATCAAACTGGAAATGTAAATTTTACAGAGGCGTAAATGTTACCCATAACGGACGATGAAATAAGGCGTTGGCGGGTAGAGATTGACCAAGCGGAAAAATTCAAGCAGGATGAGTTCGGTTCTTGTGCAAAGGGTGAGATAAAGGGTGTCGGGGAGAATATTGGATACTTTGAGAAAGGATTTTCCGCAAGGTATCTTGAGGAGTATTCCAAGATAGACCCCAACTATCTTGTCCCCTTGAACATAATCTATCCCATAGTCAAGAACATAATCCCGTCCCTGTATTACAAGAACCCATTTATCGTCGCCATACCCAAACGCAAACAGGATGAGGACTCATCATCTTATGTCTCGGCGATGGTAAATCATTTCTACAAGCAACTTGATGTAAAACGCGTCAACCAACAGATTATCTTCGATGCTTATGTTTTGGGGATGGGGGTATGCAAATTGGGTTATGCCACAAAATTCGGTATGGATATTGAGGACGAGGAATTGGAAAAAAGACGACAACAGGAAAAGAAAAAAGGATTACTTGAAAAACTGGGATTGAAAAAACCCAAAGCACCAGAGGAATTGCCGAAGAACATAGACCTCAATGAGTTCATCATTGCGGAGAACCCCTATGTTACTTGGGTCAATCCTTTTAATTTCGGCATAGATCCAATGGCAAACTCCATCTACGAGGCGAATTATGTCTATGAAAAAATAACCACAACATTGGACAGGGTCAAATCGAATAAGAATTATAGCCACACCTCTGATTTGAAAGGTATGGACTTAGAACCTACTTACCAAAAGGATATTCCCTCCACCCAAATAGAGAAATTTAAACCCATAGAATTATACGAAATCCATTATAAGACTGAGGACGGAATAAATATTCTGGTTCTGGCTAAAGACCAGGGTGAATATGTGGCATTGAGGCACGATAAGTCAATTTACGAGATAGATGGATTTCAGTATGAGATTCTAACCTTTAATAAACACGGACACAAATTATATCCCAAGTCCGAAATAGACATCATCAAACCATTGCAAGACAGGATTAACAACACCTTTGAGAATATCCTTGAGCAGTTAGACAAGTTTATGACCAAATTGGCTTATGACGAAACAAATGTTACAGAGGCGGGAAAGAAAGCATTGAGGGATGGGATGCTCGGTTCGTTGGTGGCTTGCAGTTCAAATCCAAGTAATGTAATTAAGGAAATTTCTTTCACCCAAGTCAAGGGCGATTTGATGGTTCTCATTGACAAGATGGTTGATATTATTTCTTTGGAGATGGGTATAACTCGTGCAATACTTACAGGACTTACTTCAGCAGAAACCGCCACAGAAGCACAGATAGGTCAAGCGGGTCAGAATTTAAGGCTTTCCGATAAGGCGGATATGGTTGCGGATTTCTCAAACAGGCAGGGCAGGAAGTTATGGCAGATAATCAGGCAGTTCGTTGACTTAGAGGAAATCGAGTTGATTACGGGTGATACTGCTTTTGATGATGTTACGGGAATACCACGTTATTCTTGGTTGAATCCCATTGACAGAAATATACGGGAGAAACTCATTACTGGAGAATACGATTTTCAAATAGAGGTCGGCTCTACCCAAAAACCGGATTTGCCAGTTTTGAGAAAGCAAGTTGAAAATATGGTGAATATCTTGGGTGGTAAGGGTGTGTTGGAAGCATTTGCCGCACAGGGTTACAAGATAGAATTGGCAGAGATATTTAAGAAATACTTGCAGATGTTCCCAGATGTATTCACCAATATCTCAAGGATTATAAAACCGATACAGATACCGCAACAAGCGATGTTGCCTCCACCACAAGGCGGGCAACCGATGGGAACAGGTGGTGCGGGAGTAGGTGTAGTTCCACAACAAAGACAGGCGAACCCCCCGACACCAGCAGATATTATATCAAGTATGGGGGGCGAGAAGGGCGGGCAAATCCCGTTGGCATAATATGCAAGTTTGTATATATGACAAAATTAAAAAAAAATGGGTTTGGATTGAATCTAATAAATCATATAAAGACCCAAACGTAGGACTTAATGGGCCAGTATATTGTCCCGAAAATGGATACTTTGATATAGTTCTAAATAAACGTTTTGAAACCAAAAGGGAAAAGCGTGCCTATATGCGCGAACACGGGTTAATGATGGAGGGTGGAAGCAAAAAACAAACGGCAGGTAATTTTGGGAAAACATATTATTCCATTCCAGGATTATCCCGAAACAATAGATATTATAAAACCAGGTAAAAGGAGGAACAGATGGCGATAACAAACAAGATGGTAGGAATAAAGATGGCAAAACAACCGAGCAAGGGCGCATCAAAGGATGGGGGTTTCAGGGATATTAGTCCAACTAAAAATAAACCACAATGCCCCTATACTAATCCAGCGACACCCTCTAAAGAACTTAGGGGAACAGAACAGATTAAAGGAAAATTGGGTTCATAAACAAAAAATATAAGAAAGAAATAGGAGGAGGTATGCCTTTACCCGAAGGAACTCGTTACAGATGGAAACGGACAAAATCTGGTAAAAAAATAAGATTGGCATTTAAGAAAGGGACAAACAAGGTTATTGAGATCAAGAAAAAGGGCGGAGAGGCAAAAATGGTCAGAGGATACTGATATGGAGATAAAATTAACAATCCCTGATGAGAAAAAAAATGACCTGGTCTTCAAGAGGATGGATTTGTTGGAGAAGAAATTAGACCAACAATACAAATCATTCATTGACAAGACGGATTACATAAAAGTAATCGAAAATATACAGAGTTCTTTTATGGGAAATTTCAATAAGATGCTTGCGATGAACAAGTCAATGATGACTCAAGGACACAAGGAAAGGGTTGATTTGTTGAGGGACGAATTTGCAAGGAAGATAAAAAGCCTTGAGGAAAATAAAGACGGGGATGAGAGCATTAAACTTTTCACCTCTAAACTCAATTCTCTTGAAAATGCTATAAAGAGTATTACCTTAAAACCGCAGATTGTCAAAGTGAGCAACGGTAGTAACAATAAGGTTCTATTCAATGCCTTTGACGGAATTTTACAGAGATTAGAAAATTTAATTAGACAATCAAGACCTCGGCTTACACCAAGTCCGAGTTAATCGGTTATTAGTTACTGTATTAACTAATCGATTCGCCATCGACTCGGCGTAAAAAAGGAGTAGCAATGGAAGAAGCAAAAAGCGTAGAGGAGAACCCGCAATCTCCATTGGCGGAAGCAATCGCTTCCTCGCCAGAAGCATTAGAACAGACTCAAGAGACGCAAACTCCAGCGAAAGAGGAGGCAACTCAAGAGCAGACAGAACAACAAACGGAAGAACTAAGAGTTCCGTATTCTCGGTTGAAAGAAGTTGTTGATGAGAAAAACTGGTATAAGGCACAATTAGAACAACACCTTGCCCAGCAAACTCAACAACAACCTCAACAACCTACTCAAGATTCCTACGCAGGTATGACAGCAGAGGAAGAAAAATTCTGGAGGGCAGTTGACCAAAGGGCGGAAAAGATTGCTGAAAGTAAAGTCAGACAAATCTCACCCGTTATTGACGCAGGAAGGATGGAATTAGCACAGATGAAAGTCCAACAGTTCAGGACTACTCATACTGATATAAAACCAAACTCACCTGAAGAAATTGCGATTGCCGAAAAAATCCATACAGGTTATCTTCCTGAAGATGCCTATCGAGTAGTAATGTGGGATAGGAAAGTTGCCGACGCCGAGAAACAAGCAAACACCAATGTTAAACAAAAAATAGAAGCCAAAAAACAAGCCAATGTGGAACAACGTTCAATCCCGCAGGGTGCGACTCCTCCTACAAAGGAAAAGTTGACCCTACGGCAGAGGATTGAACGGGAAGCCGCAAATATGGAGTTTTAGGTTTCTATAAAAAGAGGAGTTTCTAATGGCAATTGGTAACAGTAGTTTTACAAAACTGATTACCACTACCCTTCAGAACCTTCCTGCAGAGATTATTGATGCCGTTTCCACGAATAACGCATTACTTTATATGCTCCAGAAAAGGGGCAATATAAAGAT